TTATTTATAAATAATATATTGTATATATATATATATATATATATATATATAGGGTCCAGAATACCTGACATGACAAGCAAATTGACAAATTGAAAAAATCCTAGCGGAAAGGAGGGAACTTAATGCCTGAATTTGTGCGAGCGAGGGAAGCGAAACAGACCGGTAATGTCATCTGTATTCGCCCCTCGTTTCGCGTTGGAGCAGACGATCTGATGATCCGAGGCCATGACTTCTATGCTGTCTACAATCCAGACACTGGGTTCTGGAGCAAGAACGAGGAAGATGCACTTCGGCTCATTGATATTGAGCTGTGGGATTATAAGCGGGCTAAGTTTCCAAATGCAGAATACGGCATCCATGTAGAAGATATTCACGAGAGTGCTGACAAGGCCATTGGGGAATGGCACAAATTCTGCAAGAAGGATGCTTACGATAAATACCACGAGCTGGACAGTAGTGTGCTGTTTCTCAACGACAACGTAACGCTCGAGTCGTATGCCACAAAGACGCTTCCTTATGAGCTGACACCAGGCCCTACTGTTGCCTGGGATGATCTTACTGATGTTCTGTATGCTCCAAGCGAGAAGGAAAAGATCGAGTGGTTCATAGGATCGATTGTCACTGGAGCGTCGAAAGAGATTCAGAAATTTGGAGTGTTCTATGGCGGTCCTGGAACTGGTAAGTCTACGATACTTAACATTATCGAAGATATGTTCCATGGATATACCACGACATTCGATTCGACCGCTCTTGGCAGTGCTAATAGCGACTTTGCACTCGAAGCGTTTAAAAGCAACCCGCTCATTGCTATCCAGCATGATGGCGATATGAGTCATCTCGAAACGAACATCAGGATCAATTCGATCGTTTCTCACGAGACCCTAGAGATCAACGAGAAGTTTAAGTCGAAGTACTCGATGCGGATATCGTCGCTACTGCTAATGGGCACCAACAAGCCTGTTAGAATTAGCGATGCTAGGTCCGGTCTTATTCGACGCCTTATCGATATTGTGCCGACCGGAAACACTATTCCGTATGATCGGTATGCGTACCTCGTCAATGCGGTGCAGTATGAATATGGAGCGATTGCGTATAAGTGCAAGGAGTTCTATATGCAGAACGCTCGCAAGTACGACGACTACAAACCGCTCTCGATGATGGGAACGTCGAATGACTTCTACAACTTCATGTTGGATTCGTATGATGTTTTCATCAAAGATGACTCGACGACGCTAAAGCAGGCATGGACAATGTACAAGGTCTACTGCGATGATGCCAGAGTTCCATATCCGCTCTCGATGCGAGTGTTCAAAGAAGAGCTCAAGAGCTATTTCCAAAACTATGACGAGCGCGTTATGGTGGACGGCATGGCATATCGCAATAGATATTCCGGGTTTAAGAAAGAGCTTTTCGTTAGCGAGAGCATCTTTCCAAAAATGACTGTCGAACTTCCGGAAGATAAGCTTCGTCTTAAACCGCAGCCATCGTTGTTGGATGATATGCTGAGAGATTGTCCAGCGCAGTATGGAAATGAGTTTGGGGTTCCATCTCGAAGATGGGAGAACTGCACAACAACTCTTGCGGACCTTGATACCTCGAAGGTGCACTATGTTAAGGTGCCGCTTAATCATATTGTGATTGACTTTGACCTTAAGAATGAAGCCGGAGAAAAGTCACTTCGCAAAAACATGATCGCGGCGTCCCAATGGCCGGCAACATATGCCGAAGTCAGCCAAGGTGGAAACGGGCTGCACCTACATTATTTATATTCTGGTGATCCTATGCAGCTCAGCAGAGTATACAACAGCGATATCGAGATCAAGGTGTTTAATGGCAACTCGAGCTTACGGAGAAAGCTTACGAGATGCAACGACATTCCAGTGGCAACCATTTCGGCAGGGCTGCCTCTGAGAGAGGAGAAAAAGATGCTCGATTTTGATGGGGTCGAGAATGAGAGGCACCTTAGGTTTTTGCTCAAGAAGGCTCTAAATAAAGAAGTTCATGCAAACACAGCGCCAAACATGGACTTTATCAAAATGATAACAGATAAGGCATATGAAAGCGGCCTCAAGTATGACGTCACCGACATGCGCCCATCTGTTATGGCGTTTGCAGCGCAAAGCAGTCATCAAGCTGAAAAGTGCTTGCGGATTCTCAATGATATTCATTGGAAAAGCGATGAACCTGAGATTAGCAGCGAAGAGTATGACGAAGACGAGTTGATATTCTTCGACTGCGAGGTGTTTTCTAATGTGTTTATCGTTTGCTGGAAAGCACAGCATAGCGACACCGTTGTTCGCATGATCCAGCCAACACAGAATGATATTGAGAATCTTCTTCACAAGAAGCTCGTTGGCTTCAATAACAAGCGCTACGACAACCACATTCTTTATGCTTGGTTGATGGGCTACAACAATGAGCAGCTGTACATTTTGTCGCAAAGATTGGTCAGCAATAGCGAGAATGCTTACTTCTCGGAGGCATTTAAACTTAGCTATACTGATATTTACGACTTTGCAGCAACCAAGCAGAGCTTAAAGAAGTGGGAAATCGAGATCGGAATTCACCATCAGGAGTTTGCGTATCCTTGGGATAAACCGCTTCCGGAAGATAAATGGGAAGAGTGCGCAGATTATTGTGAGAACGACGTCCGTGCAACTCAGGCAACCTTTGAGAAACTTGAAGCGGACTGGACTGCCCGTGAGATATTGGCAAAGCTCACTGGGATGACTGTCAATGATAGCACAAATCAGCTCACGGCAGCATTTATCTTTGGTAAAGGAAACAAAAAGCCGCAAGCGGTGTTCCGGTATCGTAATTTGGCGGATCCGGTTTATGATATTCCGGATGATGTTAGATCGTACTACGAGAACAATACCTGCTTGCCATTGAAGTTTAAGCCGGTATGGACTGATGGCCCGGAGTCCATATTGCCGTACTTTCCTGGCTATCACTTCGATGCCGGTAAGAGCATTTATCGTGGTGATGTTGCTTCTGAAGGCGGATATGTGTATGCAGAACCAGGGATTTACTTAGCGGTAGCGCTTCTTGATATCGCTTCGATGCATCCGACTAGCGCCGAATGTGAGTGCTCATTTGGTCCGGAATTCACTAAGCGGTTCCATGATCTCAAGCAGATTCGAGTTCTTGTTAAGCACAAGCAGTTTGATGAGGCAAAGAAGCTCTTCGATGGGGCCTTGGCTGAATACCTGGAAGATCCTGCAGTCGCCAAGAGGCTTGCATATGCCCTTAAGATTGCAATCAACTCGGTGTATGGCCTGACTAGTGCCAGGTTTGAGAATCCGTTCCGCGATTCGCGTAATAAGGACAATATCATTGCCAAGCGTGGTGCCTTGTTCATGATTGACCTTAAGAATGAGGTCCAGAAGAAAGGGTTTACCGTTGTTCATATTAAAACGGATAGCATTAAGATAGCTAACGCTACTCCCGAGATTATTCAGTTTGTTATGGACTTCGGTAAATACTATGGCTACGCATTCGAGCATGAGGCGACATACGAGAAGATGTGCCTTGTGAATGACGCTGTCTATATTGCGAGATACGCTACACAGGAGTGGTGTGAGCAGCAGTATGGATACATTCCAGGTGATATCTATGAACATGGTGGAGAGTGGACCGCTACTGGTACCCAGTTTGCAGTTCCGTATGTCAAGAAAACGTTGTTTACACATGAGGAAATCACGTTTGATGACGTTTGTGAAACCAAGCAAGTAACTGGTGGAGCTATTTATCTTGACAAGAACGAATCACTTCGCGATGTCGAAAAAGAGGAAGCGCAACTCAAGAAGCTCGAGAAGAAGCTTATTAAGGAGGGCAAGGAACCAGAGACCGATCCAGATTATATTGCGCTCGCGCTCGCAGTCAAGAACGGGCACGATTATCAATTCGTTGGTAGAATCGGTCAGTTCTGCCCTGTTCCGGCTGGTTCTGGTGGTGGATATTTAATTCGTATCGCAGACACTTCAATTGGCGCTGTTACTGGCACCAAAGGACAACGGTGGATCGAGTCAGAGGATATTCGGGATAACCCCGACAGGATGAATCTCGTTGACCGATCCTACTATGAGAAACTGGTTGACGATGCTAGAAATAGCATTGCACAATACGGAGACGTTGAAACATTTGTAGCTTGAAAGGAGACACAACAATGGAAAAACAGGATCTGATTATTGAAGGCGCTACCCTGATGTTCAAGAACTTCACCGGCAAGGCGCAGCAGTACAATGCCGAGGGCGATCGCAACTTCTGCTTGGCTCTCGATCCGGAGACGGCGGAGAGATTAAAAGCAGACGGCTGGAACATTCGCATGACCAAGCCTCGTGATCCTAACGATCCGCCCATTCCCTACACAAAGGTTAAGGTGCGGTTCGACAACTATCCGCCTAAGATCTATTTGCACTCCGGTGCGAGTACTGTTCAGCTCACAGAAGATCTCGTGTCGCAGCTCGACTTTGCTGAGATCGTCAACGTGGACCTCGATGTGAGCCCCTATAACTGGACCAAGGGCGGAATATCCGGGGTCACTGGGTATCTCAAGTTGATGCATGTCACTATCCGTGAGGATCCGTTCGCAAAGAAGTATGCCAATCCGAGCGATGAGGGAGATATTCCCTGGTAAAAGATTTGGGCCCTTCGGGGCCCTTTTCTTTTCTATAATTTTGGAGGTGCTTGATGCTATATGATTACCAATTGGAAGCTTTATCAAAACTCCGAAACGGGAACATATTGGTTGGTGGGGTTGGGTCCGGAAAAAGCAGAACTGGTATCGCATATTATATCCGAAGTATCGGAGGAGACATTGAAGGAGCTCGCGGAGCGCCAGAGGGAGTACCTATACTCTATATCATTACGACGGCTCGCAAAAGAGATGATCGCGAATGGGACCTTGATCTTGCAGCTTTTGGGCTATCAGTCGGGGAAGGTGTCGTGGTCGATTCATGGAATAATATCCGAAAATACGCCAATACCGTCGGAGGGTTCTTTTTGTTTGATGAGCAACGAGTCGTGGGATCAGGAACATGGGTCAAATCCTTCTTACGAATCTCTCGAAGAAACCGCTGGATATTGCTTACCGCCACGCCAGGAGATTCATGGTCGGATTATATACCTGTGTTCGTTGCCAATGGATTCTATAGAAACAGAACAGAGTTTCTTCAGCGTCATGCAGTCTGGAATCGATATACTAAATACCCAAAGATTGATAGGTGGGTTGAAGAAGAAAGACTCAGGCAGCTACGAGATTCAATAACGGTTCATATGAATTATAGAACTAAGAATCATATTCACAGACAAGACGTTTTAGTTAATTACAATGAAGAGTTCTATAAAAAGGTATGGAAGAATCGATGGAATCCATATACTTTTCTTCCGATTGAAAACGCATCTGAGCTTTGCTATACCGCAAGAAGGATTGTAAATAGCGATCCAAGCAGAATCGGTGCATTAACCGAAATACTTGAGGAGCATTCTAAGCTTATTGTCTTTTACAATTATGATTATGAGCTCGAGGATCTCAAGTATTTTGCAGAGCGGATGGCAATAGAGTATGCCGAGTATAACGGTCATGTTCATCAGCCCGTTCCAAATGGAAATGAGTGGCTATACTTTGTAAATTACATGGCCGGCGCTGAAGCATGGAACTGCATCACAACCGATTCGATGGTTTTCTATTCGTTGTCTTACTCTTACAAAACAATGACCCAGGCAGCTGGACGGATCGACCGTAATAATACCCCATTTTCTGATTTGTATTATTTCTATTTGAGGTCTAAGGCGCCAATTGATCTTGGCATTAGTAGGACACTCAAGTATAAGAAAGACTTTAATGCAAAAGACTTTGTTGGAAAGTGGTGATTCGCGCGTTTTTTTCGCCCTATAATGAGAGGAGAAGAGGGATATGACTTAAATATGCTACCCCCTGGTATAGCCAGGACTTGGCGGCTGTCAATACTCTTCTCCCCTTTTTCTCTTGGAGGTGATTGCTATGGCCAAAGAAAGTCAGTTTCAGCATAACTTAATTCAAGAGATCCGCTCCAGGTATCCTGGGGCTATTGTTTTGAAAAATGACCCCTCTTATCTGCAAGGTATACAAGACCTGTCGATATTCTGGAATGAACATTATGCGCTACTTGAATGCAAGCGGTCTGCTAATGAAAGTTTTCAGCCGAATCAGGAATACTATATTGACCATGTAAATAAGATGGGTGGCTTCAGCCGAATGATTTGTCCGGAGAATCGCGAGGAGGTCCTCAATGAACTTCAACAAGCATTCGGACTATGAAGAAAAGCATGCGTTCTTAGGCGCAAGCACATATTCTTGGATTCGCTACACACCAGAAAAACTGGCTGAGCGATACAAGACAGAAATGGCGAAGGAAAAAGGAACTCGTCAGCATGCATTGGCGTGTGAGTGCATTAAGCTGAGAATTAAACTGCCGGATGATGGCACAACGCTCAGCATGTATGTCAACGATGCAATCGATTTCCGTATGCAACCAGAACAGGTGCTGTTTTACAGTCCTAATTGTTTTGGAACTTCCGACGCCATTCAATTTTATACAGATCTTCCAAAGCCGCTCTTGAGAATCCATGATCTTAAGACTGGCGTTACTCGGACTTCTATGGACCAGCTGCTGATTTATGCAGCTATTTTTTGTTTGGAGTATCATGTCAATCCTGAAGATATCGACATTGTGCTTCGCATTTACAAAAACGATCAGATCTATGAAAAGATTCCAATGCCATATGAGGTTCGAGACATCATGGAAACAATTCCGGATTTTGACCACAGAATAGATCAACTCAGACAGGAGGAAGGTTTGTAATGGACGATATTGTATATCGCGGATCAGATGTTGTCTACAGAGACAATAAACAACTGGTCCATTATGGCGTCAGCATAGAAGATGGCGCTCCGGGTAGAGGTTCTGGCCGATATCCTAAGGGATCTGGTGAGAACCCGTACCAGCACGATCCTGTCTACAATTTCACAAATGGCATGACACGGTCTGATTTCTTGTCTTATGTCAAGGCTTTGCAGGCCGACCCAAACCTTACCAATAACGATATCGCTCTCATGCTTGGCATGACCAGAACCGATAAAAATGGTGAGGTGGTCGGTGACACAGCAGCACTGAATAATCGCCTGGCATATTTGAGAGAAGAGCAGAGAAATGTGACACTCTCTGAGGTGCAGGCGATTCGCGATGCGCATCCAGAAGTTGCCGATAGCGCTACCGAAATCGGTAAGCTCCTTGCTGAAGCTCGCGGCGAAGATAAGCCCGTTGCCGAGAGTACCATTCGTGGGTATCTCAAGAAGATCGATGAAGATGATAATATGAAAATCGCCAATACTGCAAAGGTTCTTGCAGAGGCTGTTGGCGAGCATAAGATCATCGACATTGGTCTTGGAGTGTCCACGCAAATGGGCATTACCGATACTAAAATGAAGGCAGCCATTCAGAAGCTTGTTGATGAAGAAGGATATAGCGTCCACGATCTTCAGATTCCTCAGGCTAGCGATAGCCTTGCGTATACCGATATTAAGGTCCTTGCTGCTCCTGGTATGGCGTGGAAAGATGTATACGCCGCACGAGATTCCCTGGCGAACCAGATCATCGAAAAAAGAACCGATGATGATGGAGTCACTTACAGCTCTTTGGGGATTCGCCCTCCGACAAGCGTTGATTCTAAAAGAATCGCTGTCGTATATGGCGATGAAGGCGGGACGGATAAAGACGGTGTAATCGAACTTCGTCCTGGAGTTGAAGACCTGTCTCTTGGCGGAGCGCAGTATGCCCAAGTGAGAATCGCCGTTGATGGCACACACTATATGAAGGGCATGGCCATATACAATCCAGACCTTGATGAGGGTATTGACATTCGCTTTAACACCAATAAGCCTTCTGGAACGCCGTGGCTCGGAGAAAAGAACGATGAATCCGTATTTAAGAACATGAAGTCGAATCCGGAGAATCCGTTTGGCTCCATGCTTAAAACCAAAGATGGCGTTGTTATTGGTCAAAGAGAATACGTTGACTCAAAAACAGGAGAAACTAAGCTCTCTCCGATCAATATTTGTAAAGATGAGGGCGACTGGGAAAATTGGAGCAAAACACTTCCGTCTCAGTTCTTGTCCAAGCAAAGTGAGCAGCTTGCAAGAAGGCAGCTTCAGCTGGATTATGATAAGCGAGCTGATGAGTTTGAAGAGATCAAATCTCTTACAAATCCAGAAGTAAAAGCATCACTTCTCAGCGAGTTCGCAGACAATTGTGATGCAGCCGCTGTCAATCTCAAGGCTTCCGCTATGCCTCGGCAGTCAACGAAGGTTATTCTGCCGATTACAAGTCTCAAAGACGATGAGATTTATGCTCCTACCTATAAAGATGGTGAAGAGCTAATTCTCGTTCGCTTTCCGCACGCTGGCACCTTTGAGATTCCGACCGTTCATGTGAACAATAGGAACAAAGAAGGTAAAAAGATTCTTGGAAACAACCAAGATGCTGTCGGCATTAATGCACATGTTGCAGCTCGTTTGTCCGGTGCTGATTTCGACGGAGATACGGTAATGGTCATCCCGACCGCAGGGCAGAAGCTTAAGACTAGCGATCCTCTTCCTGGTCTTCGCAATTTCTCGACCGACCAGTATCGATTCCCCGACGACAATCATCCGGAAGTTGGCAAATCGAGAGCTGATGGTGGTGATGGCTTTAATAAAGGTAAGGAAATGGGTGTCATTTCCAACCTTATTACGGACATGACATTGAGGAATGCGTCGCTTCCAGAATTGGAGCGTGCTGTTAAGCATTCGATGGTCGTCATCGACGCCGAAAAGCACCAGCTTAACTGGAAGCAAAGCGAGAAAGATAACAACATTAAGGAACTCAAGCAAATCTATCAGCAAAAGAGCGATGACAAGTATGGTGGAGCATCGACCCTCATTTCCAGAGCAAAGGGTGATGCACGTGTGAACCACCGTCGCGAAGTTTATTCTACGAGTAACATGACGCCGTCTGAGCTCGAAGCATACAAGCGTGGCGAGATTGTTTATAGAGATAGCGGCAAGGTTTCCAAGATGACCGGCAAGATTATAGAGCGTAAGAGTACACAGATGGCTGAGGCTAAGGATGCGCGTACTCTTATTTCTAGGGATCAGACCGCAATGGAAGTTATCTATGCCAACTATGCCAACTCTATGAAGCAGATGGCAAATGATGCTAGAAAAGAACTTCGTTTCAATACTGGTTCAACGAAGGTTAATCAGCAAGCGAAAGAAGTATATGCTGCCGAAGTTAAGAGTCTTAACGCTAAGATTAACGCGGCCATATCCCAGAAGCCCAATGAGCGTGCAGCACAGGCTCTATATAGTTATACTGTTGCCGCTCAGAAAGCAGCGCATCCGGAAAACAGAGACGATAAAGAATGGATTAAGAAGGTGAAGAACCAGGCACTCACTGAGGCACGTCGCAGGGTTGGAACCAGCAAAAAGGATAGAACCATTAACATTACAGATCGCGAATGGGAAGCCATTCAGTCTGGCGCTATATCCTCAAGCAAAATAAACACCATCCTGGCGAATTCCGATAAAGATCGTCTACGTCAACTCGCAACACCTAGGAAAGAGAACACGATTAGCCAAACAAAAATAGCAAGAATTCAGCACCTTGTGGCAGCAGATCCGAACGCTACATACTCGGATATAGCTGAACAAGTTGGCGTTTCTGCTTCCACAGTTGCTAAATATGCTAAAGGCTAAAATCGATTGAATTACAATTTAGTGCTTAAACAATGCTGTTTAAGTGCTTTTCTTTTGCAGTTCTTTAACAAACGCAAATGTTTTGAGAAAGGAGTTGAAGTCATGGCTGAGAAACGTTTTATGCTTTCAACGTCTGACAATCCGTTCAATCCTTTCACGCAATTCGATGAGTGGTTCTCTTGGGATACAGCTCACGGTTACCACTCTTGCTCTTACCTAGACAGAGTTGCGAATACTTCTGATGCTTTTGATGAAGATCTCAATCAAGCTTTCGTGAACAAGGCAATAGATGAGATCGTGGCGCTCAACGATACTAGAGTTGAAGGCGTTAACTACATCAAAGTTCCAGAGCCTGAAAGACGATTGAACACTAAGGGCGCATGAGAATACGCTTGGCCCATTGAAGTTTAAAGGAGGGGGAGGGGGTCTTTTCGACCCTACCCCCTTCAACTT